TGCGGGGTCTGTCAACACCTACAACCTGATCACCTCCGACGCGCCTGCCAGTTCTGAGCTGATGTTCTTTGGGGACGGCCAGCGCCATCAGGCGCTCGGCTGTCGTGGCGGCTTCGAGATGGCTTTCACTGCCGGCGAGGTTCCGCGGATCACGTTCAACCGCACCGGCATCTATGTCGAGCCCACCAACGTTGCCAACCCGACGGGAACGATCAGCAACCAGGCGGCCGGGGTGGTGTTTGACTCTGCCAACACCCCTGCGGCCAGCATCGGCGGCGTGCCGGTGTGCGTGCAGTCGATGACCGCATCTGTGGAGCCGGAGCTGTTTTTCCGAGACTACGCCGGTTGCAGCAAAGAGGTGCAGATCGTTAATCACGTTGTCAGCGGCACAATCACCATCGTCCGCCCGGCTGACCTGGCGACCTTCAACCCCTACGCCCTTTGCACCAATGGCACCCGCCAGGCGATCACGTTCACCCATGGCCCCTCAGCAGGCTTTCGGGTGGCTCCAACCATCCCCTATGCCGTGTTCGGGCCGCCCACCGAGGTGAACCTCAACGGCACCTATGGCCTGCAGCTGCCATTCGTGGCAAAGAACAGCGCGCCTGGCGTTACCGACTCCCTGACCCTGGCCTTTTCCTGATCCCTTACCCCACGATATTCCATGTTCAAGATTTCAGACGCCACTAGCTACCGATGGAAGGTGGCTGGCAAGTTAGCCAGCGAAAGCTACAGTTTCACCGCCGAGTTCGCTTTCCTAGATCAGGAGCGGATCGACTACCTGCTGGTGGCATCGGCCAGGCGGGCGGCGCTCCTGAAGCGTGGCGAGGACGATCCGGAGCTGGAGGGCGTCAACCATCGGACCATCGCGGCCGAGGTGCTGGTGGGCTGGGCTGGTGTGACCGATGACGACAGCGAACCGGTGGATTTTACCGCTGCTGCAGCCGACAAGTTCCTGCGGATTCAGGGCGTGGCCAAGGCTGTGTGTGACGCATGGGCCGAAAGCCTGGAAGGAGCCAAGCGGGGAAACTCCAAGGCGCCGCACGGCATTGGCTGAGCGGCGCAGGGCCGAACGACACTGAGCGACTGAGGCAAGAAGCCGAAGCCCTGGGATTGTCTGCTGAGGCCGCGGCCGAGCTGATCGGATCACAGGCTCCGAAGGTGTTTGATGTCTGGCCCGAGAATTGGCCGGCTGTCGAGCTGTTCATGCGATGCCAGACCCAGTGGCGCACAGACAACGGCCAGCGGACCGGCCTCATTTACTCCGAGCTGATCGGCATCGGTAACCTGTACTCAGTCGAGAACCTCGGCAAGGTCGTGGAAGGCGTGCAAGTGATCGAAGCCGAAATCCTAAACCAGGGGGCGATGAGCTGATGGCCATGAACATGGATGCCCTGCTGAGGATTGCCGCCAAGGTCACTGGTGGCGAGCAGATCACGGCTTTGCAGGGAAAATTCAGGCAGGTGGAGGGCGCCGCCAACTCGCTCACCAGCAGGATCGGCCCGCTCGGTGGTGCGCTGGGTGCATTGGCGCCCGTGGCCACCGTGGGCGGCCTGGCGGCATTGGTGGGCAAGACGATCGAAGCCGGCGATGCGCTCAACGACATGAGCCAGCGCACCGGCGTGAGCGTCGAGGCCCTGGCGAAGTTCAAGAAGGCAGCGGCCACCAGCGGCACCGATATTGATGCCGTAGCCAGCAGACTGGTCAAGCTGAGCAAAGGCCTGTTCAACATTGGCGGCAAGGGCGACAAGGTAGGCCCGGCCCTAGAGCGATTGGGCATCAGCGCCAAGGATGCCGCTGGCAATCTCAAGACCGCTGATCAGATCACGCTCGAGGTGGCCAACGCTTTCAAGGCCATGCCTGATGGCGTTGAGAAAACCGCCACGGCGCTGGATCTATTCGGCAAAACCGGAGCCGACATGATCCCGATGCTGAATGAAGGCGGCACGGCCATTGAAGCGCTTAGCGTGAAAATGACCGGCGCTTTTGCCAAAAAAGCCGACGAGTACAACGACAAGCTGGCGACCTTGGGCGGCAAAGTCGGCGCTTTGGCGGCTGGCATCACCGTGGCCCTGCTGCCGGCGCTCGATGCCGTGGCGACCGTGCTCACGGTGGTGGTCGATGGCTTCACCAGCCTTCCCGGGCCAATCCAGGCCATCGTGGGCGGCCTGGCCTTGCTGGCAATCAGCTTCACCGTGTTGGCCCCGATCGTGGCCAGCGTGATCACGGTGCTGGGTGCGTTCCAAGGTTTGGCGATCGGCGCCACCATCGCCGGTTGGCTTGGCGCACTGGGGCCGCTGGCTGCGGGGCTGGCCACCTTTGCCACCGCCATCGTTGGCTGGCCGCTGTTGATCGGTGCGGCCCTGGTGGCCGTTGGCGTGCTGATCTACGCCTTCCGGGATGACATCGGCAAGGTGGTTGCCGCAATCGGCAAGACCATCTACGGCGCCGTGGACGCAGTGAACAAGACCATCCGCGACGGCATCGGCGCTGTCTTGGGCTGGCTGCAATCCGCAATCGGCAACGTGGCCGGTGCATTGGTGGCGCCGTTTGAAGCCGCTGCCGGCGCCATTAAGAACGTGCTGCGCAGCGTGCTCAGCTTTGCCGCCAACGTGATCAACAGCTTTATAGGCGCCATCAACCAGATGATCCTCAACGTCAACAACGTGGCCGCCCGTTTGCGGTTGCCGACCCTGCCCACGTTTAGCGCAGTCCAGGCCCCCAGCTTTGAAGGCGGCGGCTACACCGGCGACGCCCCGCGCAGCGGCGGCCTCGATGGCCGCGGCGGCTTCATGGCCATGCTGCACCCCCGCGAAACGATCATCGACCACACGCGGGCCGCGGCCGGCGGGGGCGGCGTGCCGAACATCACGATCAAAACCGGCGAAGTGCTGCAGCTGCCCGACGGCAGCCAGTGGGTTTCCATGGGCGACCTTGAGCAGGCCATGCAGGCCACCGCTGACGGGATCCTGGGGGCGCTGCGCTCACCTGGCGCCAGGCTCGCCCTAGGGGGCTCCTAATGGCCAGGGCACAGGTGGCACTGATTGAGCTGGGCGATGGAGCCGGGACGATGTTCGCTCGCTGGCAAACCCAGTGGATGAACCAGATCATCACCTTCGGCGGGGTGCAATGGGCCTACCGGCAGCTCAGCTGGTCAGGACTGGTCAGCGGTCAGGGCCAGGGTGAGCAGGCCGCCATCACGATGCCAGCTACTAAAGAAAACCACGACCTGTTTGAGCGGGCGCTGGCTGAGCGCTGGCTGTGCTGGATCACGGTCCTGGATTTTGACGAGGTGGCCGGAGACGTTGGAATCCCGGCCACTTTCGTCTTGGCCGCGGCGACGGTTGGCGAGTGCATCGGCGGTAGCGGCACACTGGTCAGCCGCGCCATTCAACTTGGCTCGGCGTTGTCGCCGATCGGTGCGCAATTTCCGCCAAGGTCGGCGACCACCGAGCTGATCGGGGTGCCCTGCCGGTTATGACCAACGCCCTCAAATACGCCCTCCAGACTTTCAACCCTGACGGCAGCCGTCGGCCGGGCGCGGTCAGCACCAGCGCCAGTATTGCCGGAGACGGCACTTACAAAGGGCCGGCGTTCTCTGTCGGCAGGTCATCCGGCAGCAGCGCGATCTTGTTCGCGCTGCCCAGTACGGGCCAGCTACCGCCGCCAGCAAAAAGCGCTGCCGCTGCCGGCAACTCACCGCTTCGGGTGCCGCAGCGGGCCATGGTAATAGGTGAGCCTATCCCTGTCGTATTTGGCCGGCGGCGCGGCACCGTGGGTGGTGTGCTGGTGTTCCCGCCAGCGACTGAAGCCCGGTTTGAGAACACCAGCACCACCGTCACCAGCCGCTACCACATGGTCCTAGGCGAGGGCCAAGTTGGTTCCGTGCAGGTGCGCGATGCCAGGAATGGTGAGAGCCGGATCGGCACCTTCAGCCAGAACTACGGCAAACGGGCTGGCAGCTGGACGCCCGGCAACTTCGCCACAAGCCACGGCGGAGTAACGCCGATCTTCCCCACCTACACCGGCGGCGGCGGCAACTACAGCGGCATCACTACCATCGAGGCCGGGGCCACATTCCACCATGATTCCGACGAGTGGAAGACCGGCTGGAACTTCTTTGTCCGCGAGGGCATGACGATCGAGCGGGGCCGCCTGGCAGATGGTGTAGTCGGCGCCTCTGACAACATCGCCGATCTGGTGCTGTGGGCATGGCAGCGCAGCTCCAGGGTGCCGCTGGCGATGATCGACATGGATTCCATGATTGCCGCGGCCAAGTTTGTGGAGGCCAACGGCCTGTGGTGCAACGGGCTATTCGAGGATTCGGCCAACCTGGGCGATTTCGTGATCAGGATCCTGCCCTTCTTCCTGCTGCGGGAAACGAGGGTGGGCGGCAAGTATGGGCTGAGGCCGTTGCTGCCAGCCAACGCGGACGGCAGCATCATCACCGATCCGATCGAGCCTCGCTGGCTGCTGGATGAACGGATCATTAAACCCGATTCGTTCCAGCGCACCAACGTCGAAGCGAGCGTTAGGCGAGCCCCGATCCTAAATGTGCTCTGGCGCCAGCAGGCAGATGAGGCTGACATCGCGGTGCCTCGCACCTTGCCGATCGGAACGAGTAACGGGACGGACAAGCCGGAACAGCGCGACCTCTCGCAGTTCTGCACCAGCGAGCTGCACGCCTCTAGGGCCGGCAGCTACGAATATGCGCGGCGGGTGCTGACTGGGCACACGGCAACAGTGAAGCTCCGGTCTGGCAGCCAGACCGGCCGCATTAAAGAAGGCGACGTGGTGCAGGTCTACCTAAGAGTCGAAGCCGATGGAGATGCGCCATGGTTCTATAACTACTATTATCAGGTCGAGTCAGTCGGGGCGGACTTCACCGGAGAGGAGACGCTCGGCCTTACCCATTTTCCGGTAGACGCAGACGGCCGCAGCCTGTTGGCAGATGCTGTCGTCCGGGCGCCTGTAACTGGCGTCATCCTCCCCAGCCAGCGGACTGGCCCCAGCGGTGACGTGGCCGGCCGCGACACAGACACCAGCGTGCCGGCCAGCTCTACCGGCGGGACCCCGCTCAGTCCTCCAGGCCAGCCCGGCTTGCCACCATTCACGCCACCTGAGCAGCCGCCAGCGCCGCCAGCGCCTCCGGCGCCTGGGGATCCTGTCATCCCTGGCCGACCTGTGCCGCCGCCGGC